CGTAATTGCCGGCCAGGTAAAGCTTATCGCCAACAACCGGAGTATGTGCAGCAACAAGTGTAACTGTAGAATTGTCGCGATCAACAAGCGTAATTTCCGCTTCCGACGTGTCTTTAGTTGTCCCGGCTCCATCACCGGCGTTGTAAAGATCAACTAACTGGCCTTCAAAGAAGTTTTTAACACTGGAAAACGTCAGCGTATGTGTCGTCGAAACTGAACTTACAGCGGTAATCGTCCCAAGGGCGCCGGTTCCGTCGCCCATAACCTGACGGGAAAGATCTCTCTTGGCGTCGATTTCAGCTTTCTCCAGTTCATGCGTAAGAGCAGCGACAAAAGCGCCCCGGGAACTCCGGCTTGCTTCAATGGCTTTGTCTGATACCTGAATCCTGGCAAAAAGGTTCAAAGTTTCCCATTCAGCCTGAACGAATTTGCGCGGGTTTACCGTGGGCAGCGTCCCGGTATCGGACCTATTTCCAATACCTCCGGTAACGCCGTATCCTATCCCCATTTTGATCTTGTAACCTTCAACATGCTCTGATGTTCTTTCGAGTTGGGCAAGAAACTGACTTCCTGCCTCGTTTAACTGATACCGCAAACCGTCAAGATACCAGTATTTTAAAGCATTGGCGATTGTAGACATGGAAAGCGGGGTGTCTGCCATTTGTATTACCTCCAATCAAAGTAAAATAAAGTAAAGTAAAGTGTTTAATGTTAAGTGTTTATTTAATGACCCATATTTCTCAAGAAAATAGCCGAAGCTTCCTTGATGCTTCTCGGCTTTTCGGTTGGCGCCGCCACCGGCGTCCCTCCCGGCTGCGCTCCCATAAGCACCGGGGGCGCTCCACTTGCTATTTGCTTTGCGTACTGTGCAGCTATTTCTTTTTGCAGTCCGGGATCGGCAAGTACTTTCTGCCTAAATCCAGGATCGGCAAGTATTTCATCGTGCGTCGGCGCAGACGGCGCCGGTTCCGCTTTGGCCGTAAGTCCCCTGGCCATCATGTGGAGGACTTCAACCGCATTGGGAAGCTGTAAAATCGAATCTCCGAACTGGTTATAAATCTGTTCAATCTGGGGTTCCAGTTCGTAGAAATCCTCATTTCCTGGCTGAGAAGCGTAGTCTTCTATCGCTTCTGAAAAATGCTGCACTTGTTGATCTTCCTGGAATTTCTGCGCTACCGGCTGCAATGGTTCAATTGCATTGCTCACCATCTGCTTAACCATGTGTTCCATGGCTTTCATGGTCTGTTGGTCTCGCTTTGCCTGCGCTGTCAGAGGATCGGCGTAATATTCTTCAAGCGCCGCCTCTTTTTGTTCGGGAGTCATTTCAACTTCCCATGGGAATTTGGGCGCTTCTTCTGCAGGGGTTGCCGGGGTTGCCTGCGCCGGCGTTTCAGTCGGCTGCTGCGCCGGTTGCTGAACCTGTTGACGAAGAGTGCCTAACTCGTTTCTCTGCTCTCCAAAGCGCTTTTCAAGCTGTTGATACCCTGCGGTTAAATCCTCCAGGGATTTGAATTTTCCAAGGATTAATTCCTGTGTTTGCTGCGGCATTTGCGTTGTCGGCGTTGTCGCCGGCGCTGTTTCCTGTTGTTGTCCTGTAAGCGTCTCTGCCGCTGCCGGACTTGCTGCCGGCGCTGTTTCAAGCCCAAGGGCAACAGGATCTTCTCCGTTTAATATCCTTGCAAGTAATCCAGGATCTCTTTGTCCTGGTTTTAATACCGGCGCAACCGATTCTGCCGGCTGCGGCGCCTGTGTTCCCGGTGTTACTGGGTTTACTGGCGTCTCAGTTACCGGCGCTACGGTTGTTTCCGGTGATGCCTGCGGCGTTGCCTGCGATGTTGTGCTTTGAACTGGTGTTCCGCTCTCTGCTCCCATGAATATTTCCTCCTGTTATTTGGCCGGTTCCGGTTTTCCGGAATTGTCAGCCTTAAAATAAAGCCGTAAAAACAAAAAAGGGGCGCATTTAGCAACCGTAGTCACTAAATGCGCCCCTACCTTTTTGGGTTCAAGGACTGCTTTGTGTTTAGTTTTTATATTACGGACAAATTAACCTGTCAAGCTTATATCTTCCCTGATCTTGCAAATCATTACAGGCTTCTTGTCTTTAATTTTGACGGTTATTTCTCCCCATTTTGTTTCTCTGATAATCTTTAAAACCTTTTCTTCGGCATGGTTCACGGCAATTAATTTTTCGTCTGCCAATTAACTACCTCCCTTTTGGCTTTCCCTTTTCTTTGAGAAGGCGATTGCAAGGGCTTGCCTTAACGCCTTTTTCTTGTTTTTGGGGTGGGAATTGCCTATTTTGCCTTTTGATTTATAAGAGTGCATCAACTCGCCCACATTGCTTATGAATGCCTTGTCTGAAGAACCATTAAGCAGTGGCATTATTGTCTCCTCCCGCTTGTCCCCGGCCATTATCCTGCCCCTGCCCGGCTATCATAGCCTGCTGCTGCGCCTGCTGCTGCGCTATAGCCATAGCCTGCTGGTTCATAAACATAAGGTGCATATTAACATGTAAATCGAAGATTTCTTCAATTTGCTGGTATTGCGCCATTAACTGCTCGTAGTCCAGCGACAGCCTGAACCGGTTATGTAAATCTATATGGATAACATGATCGTCGTAATCAACGGCTTCGGAAAGTTGCCCGTTGGCAAGCGCTCTGTTTTCCCGCTCCGCCTTAGAAATGTGGAGCTGGTCCGCATCGTCGGCGGCTTCCCATTCTCCCATTTCAATCATGTCGAATATTCTGGACCGCATATCCCTATTTATCTTGCCGGTATCCGGATCAAATAACAGTCCGCTTTCCATTAGATCGAATATCATTTGCCTTTTCTGTGCCGGGCTTTCGGCCAATGCCGCCATATTGTCTATGTAGACGTTCTCCCCGATAATGTCGCTGCCGGTGTAGTCAAGTACCTCTGCGACGTTGTTCCGTCCTACGCTGTTTAACGTGCGGGGGAATTTTACAAACTGCTTATGGAGCCGGAGCTGTGTTCTGCCGCTGTGTATATTATATCTTTCAATATTGTCGGCTGTATTGGAAAGCCTGGTATCGTCCTGCTCCTGAATAAACTGCAAGGCGATTCCGGATTTAACCCCCGGAGGCGCCGCCGATTGCCGGCTTGTCTCGCTAACGCCTGACAGAATAACCATTTCCTCCAAGAGGTCTTTCTGTTCGGTCATGAAAGCCGCGGGAAGTTCTCCGTTCTTAACCGGTTCAGGAGGAATAGATCCTCTTTCGTAAATGTGAATAGCCCCTGGCATACCGGCGTTTCTTTCAAATTCATCCTCGTCAACAGATTCCCTTTGGACATTCCACTGTCCGATAGCACACCGGTTTAAATATTCAGCTTTACGGTTACGCAGTGCGTTATACCGGCGCTGGACAGGTATTAATAACTCAATTACCGTCGCTCCCCAAAAGACACCCGGCCGATCAATACACTTCAGCATTGAAAAAGATAAGTCAAAAACGTTATTGTCGCCAACCCGATAGGGAAGAGGGCCGGAATAGGGGTTCTGTCCTCCTATGGAAACGATTAGCCGCCCCTGTGGGCACCTTTTTGAAGGCCGTTCATAGTATTCTTTAACTATCGCATGATTCTCTATCTTGGTCGTGTGCATTATAAAACCGCCCTGGCCGTACCCAAGGCCGCTTAAACCGTTCATTGTAGCCGCTAATTTCTCTACCTGCGCCTTTTCCGGCGCTGCTCTAATGCCCCAGATGTCCTCAATATCGTCAATATGATACGCTTTGGCGTGAATTATCGACCGGCAGGACTCTAGATCCTGATGGTAACTTGAATCGGGAAGTATTTCCTGCGCAGGACAGACGATAATTTCCTCGTCGCCCTCGTAAACCGGCTTTAGTTCTCCGGTTAGTTGGCCTGCCTCGTCAGCAACCGGCTGGGAACCCAATATGCGCCCCTTCTCGGGATTCCATATATGTTTGCGAAAGACAGTGCCGCAAAGTTCCATCCAAAGGATTTCTATAGCCTGTTTGTCTCTTAATCTTTGATCGTTATGAATATTTTTAAGGATTAAAGACCCTATTTTGGCGCTGTTAATATCCTTTACATCGTTCGGATTTCCCGGCCGCGACTTCGCAATAGACCGCAGTCTCTTTAATTTAGCGATTCTCGTATCGGAAAGAGGCCGGATATGATTAAATACTTCCCTTTCCTCCCAATCGTACAGGATCGGCTGCTCTTCAAGGGCTAAAGAGACTGTATTTATATCTACATACTGCTGCCCTTCCCGGAAACAAAGGTTCAACCGCCACTGAAGTTCGTAAGGGCGCCGCTCTCTAAGTCTTCGATCGTATTCTTTATCGACGAAAGCGGCGTTGTCACTGCCGTAAACGGGCTGATTGTCGTTGGAATTATTGGGGTTGCCATTTCTGAATATGTTTTGCATAGCTGATTTTATCGGCTGTGCGATTCTTTCGAACATTTAGCGATCACCCTCTCCCGGATGGATGGGTAAAAATGGTTCTTGCTGCTCGTAGTAGCGTTTTATGCCCGCCTTAACTGCATTTCTTCCTTTTGGCGGCTTCCTGGCGCCTGCAGACAGGCTGTAATCCGTCAAGTTTTCGGCCATAAGACGGCTATACAGATCCCGGCGCTCCAATTCATGCCGGTATTCCCTGAAGCCGAACAGGCTCAGGACAAGAATTATAA